TGGTAGTTTATATTCATTAGACACATTACTTACAAGATCATTTGGTAAACCAAAAGAAACAGTTGATACAAATATTAATGGAGAATTAAAAGCAAAGATTGAAGTAGTTGTAACTTCAAGTTCCGTACCATTATCAAATAGAGAAACCGATGTAGATGTTACAAGATAAAATATTTGACACAACAGATGTATTTCAAGCAAATAGAGATGCAAATTTAGACATTGTAGTAAATCAAGGCGGAACCTCTTCAGGTAAAACTTATGCTATTATGCAGAATTTATTTCTACATGCCATAGAAGAGCCTAATCAGGTTATAACAACTGTTGGACAGGATATACCAAACTTAAAAGTCGGAGCTCTTAGAGATGCTGAAAACATTGTAGATTCAAGCGAATTGTTACAACAATACATAAGTAGTTATAACAAGACAGATCGTATATTTCATTTTTTTAATGGATCTGTACTTGAATTTAAAAGTTATGATGATTGGCAAGATGCCAAGTCTGGTAAGCGTGATTATTTATTTATGAATGAGGCTAATGGTATACCTAAGCCAATATGGGATGAATTATATTTTAGAACAAAAAAGAAAAGTTATCTTGATTATAATCCAAATACTGAATTTTGGGTGCACTCTGATCTAATAGGAAAAGATAATGTACAATTAATTATTTCAGATCATAGACATAATACTTTTTTAGATCAAAAAATCCATGATAAGATCGAAGCAATAGAAGATCCAGAGCTTTGGAAAGTTTATGCAAGAGGATTAACTGGTAAATTAGAAGGAGTTATTTTTAGAGACTACAATGTAATTTCAAATGTAAGTCTTGATGCAAAACTTATTGGATATGGTTTAGACTTTGGATATACAAATGATCCAACTGCATTAATTGCAATGTATAATCAAAATGGAGAATTAGTTTTAGATGAATTAATTTACGAAAAAAGATTATTAAATGTTGATATTAGTAACAGATTAAGAGAATTAAATATTGGTGGAACTATTATTGCTGACTCTGCAGAACCAAAATCAATTGCTGAATTACAATCATATGGTTGGATGGTAGAACCTGCAAAAAAAGGTCAAGATAGTATTAGACAGTCAATTAATACTTTAAAAAGATATAAGATTAATGTGACACAAAGTAGTCACAATCTTAAAAAGGAGTTAAATAACTTTAAATGGAAGCAAAATAAGGATGGAAAGTTAGAGAATGTACCTGTAGACTTCTTAAACCATGCTATTGATGCCACAAGGTATGTATGTCTTAATCTGTTAGACAATGTGTCACAAGGTAAGTACAGTTTTATATAACTAATTGATTTTCAATAGATTATAATTTATTTTAATATTTCTTAAAAAAAGCTTGTAAAAATGAGCAAGGTATGCAAGAAATGATTAAATTAGCTGTATAAACAAACAAACTACCATGAATCGTTTAAAAACACCACAAGACAAACAATTAGAACATTACAACAAGATGAACGAGATCTACAAAAAAGATAGTCTCGATTTCAAATGGTTTTTTATTATTATTATTTCAGCATTAATTTTAACAGCATTAATTGAAAACATATGAGCAATATTTTAAAAGATGCTCATAAAATTGTCTATGAGCGTACTGAAGAAAAGGCAAGACAATATGGTCCATTTAAAGAAGGTATGCAACGCGCGGCACATATTTTAAATGGAATGACAGGATTAAATGTAGATGCAACTGTAATGTACAAAGCAATGATTGCTTTAAAATTATCTCGTGAATCTTATAATCACAAAGAAGATAATTTATTAGATGCAGTAGCATATATGTCCTCAATGAACGATTTTTTAAACCAAAAACAATAAAAAAATGGAACAGATCACAGTCGGAACACAAGTACAGTTTGAATCTTTTGCTAAGCCAAAGACAACAGTAAATGGTGAAGTAATTAAGATTTTTACAAGTAAAAAAGACAATAAAGAATATTGTCAAGTAAAAGTAAATGGCAAATTAATTTCTAAACAATTAAGCAAAGTCATTGTACAACAAGAAGTACAACAAGCTCAATAAAAAACCTACCTATGAAAAAATATAACACTACAGACTTAGATCCTGTATCTACATTTGAAAGACATGTATTTCACAGAGATCAATTTGCTCACTATCTTAGATGGTCTCATATTGTTAAAGAAGCTAAGATCGGCGAAACAGTCGTTGATTTTGGTTGTGGCAAAGGCAATATGTTAGAGGTATTTTACAGAAACAAATTTAAATGCAAAAGATATGTTGGAATAGACATACGTAAGCATACAATTGAATTAGCAAAAGAAAAGTTTGCTCCTGTAGAATGGGCAGAGTTTTATGCAGATGATTTAATTGTACCTACATTAGACTATAAGCAATATCAAGCAGACAAAGTATGTTCTTTTGAAGTAGCAGAGCACGTGGGCAAACAAAACATTGAAGCGTTTCTTACTAACATGAGAGACTGTGGAAATGAAAATGCAACATATTACATAAGCACTCCTAATCATGATGAACAAGTAGGAGCTGCAGGTAATCATACTTATGATTCTGGAGACGGAAGAGGAGTTGCAATACATGAGTTTAATCACTTTGAGTTACAAGCACACATTGAAAAGTTTTTTATTATTGAAAAGAAATTTGGAACGTTTGCTTCAATTACTCATTATAAGCATTTGCTTAATGATTGGCAAATACAAATGTTTGAAGCACTTAAAGGTTATTATGACAGTAATATGTTAAGTGTGATTATGGCACCATTTTTTCCAGAACAATCTCGCAATACTTTGTGGGTGTTAAAACGTAAATAATATGGAATTAAAAGACGAATTTCTTCCAATAAGACATTGGGCAGAAAACAGAGGACTATATGAAAAAGGCGATGTCAAGACACAATATATTAAATTGCAAGAAGAATGTGGAGAGTTAGCTAATGCTATTTTAAAAAACAACAGAGCAGAATTTATTGATGCTATAGGAGACATTGTTGTTGTATTAACTAATCTTACTGAATTAAGCGGATTTAAAATAGAATGTAAAGGCGACATACAAAGTGTAAGAAGTATTACGATCGAAGACTGTGTCAATTCAGCTTATACAGTAATTAAAAACAGATCTGGATCTATGCAAAATGGTACATTTATAAAAGATGCAAAATAGAAATTTATTCTATATGAACTTGGCTCTTGAAGTAGCTAAAGCTTCTTACTGTCAAAGAAAGCAAGTAGGAGCATTAATTGTTAAAGGAGACAATGTCATTGCAATTGGTTATAATGGAACAATAAGCGGATTTCCCAATGTCTGTGAACTACAAGACGGAACTACCAGACCTGACGTCCTACATGCAGAGTCAAACGCAATAGCAAAATGTGCTAAATCATCTAACAGTTCAGACGGGGCGACTTTGTATGTAACTTTGTCGCCCTGCTTTGAATGTGCTAAGATTATAATACAATCTGGAATAAAAGATGTATATTACTTAGAAGAATATCGCAATATCGATGGTTTAAACCTACTAAACAAATCAAAAATCTATGTTCAACAAATCATACTATAATGCAGAATTTGCATTCGAAGATCTATATGATAAAATAATGGCCATTGGAGAAGAAAGAAATGGCACTAAAACTATTCATAATGTATTAATCGAGTTACAGTCACCAACTAATAATTTAATAAAGACTCCATGGAGAAAATGGAATAGAAATTATGCTGCTCTTGAATTTGACTGGTATCTTTCAGGAAATCCTAATGCGCAAGAAATATCTGAACAAGCAAAGATATGGAAATCAATGATGGATGAGAATGGAAATGTTAATTCTAACTATGGTTATCAATGGCAAAGAAATGATCAACTAAAGAAAGTCATAGACATGCTTAGGAATGATCCTCTGACACGAAGAGCAAGTATATCACTATATGATGGTAAAGAAATAGATAAGTATAAAAATGACACAATCTGTACATATGCTATTAATTTTTACATAGATAGGAATAATCATTTAAGTATGCAAGTAATGATGAGATCTAATGATCTTGTATTTGGATTTTGTAATGATCAATATTGTTTTAGTGAATTACAATTTATTGTTGCAAATGAATTAAAACTTGAAGTAGGAAAGTATTTTCATTATGTATGCAATATGCACATATACGAAAGACATTATGATCTAAAGAAATAACCATGTCAGGTAAATATCCTTATTTTAAACAAAACAATAAAACTATGCCAGATATAGCAATGTGTAAAGGAATAGATTGCCCATTTAAACTGCAATGCTACAGATTTACAGCCAAACCAAGTGACTATCAAACCTATTTTGCAGACCCACCAGTTAAGAACGGAAAATGTGATTACTATTGGGGAGAAAATGCTGCAAAAATTATTAATTTACCTAAAATTCCTGTGAAATAACTATGAAAAACTACTACGAACTAAAACAAACAACACTTGACAAGTTAGAAATTGAAGGACTTATTGAGAAGATTCAAAGACTTGAAAAGCAATTAGCTCTTAAAGAGTTAGAAGTTAAACAGTTGCAAAATAAACTTAAACAAATTGTTGAAGAAAAAGAAGAGAATATGATAAATGTTTAGTAAATTACATCTATAAATACTACCAATATGATAACTAATTTTGAACACATTACAAGAGAATTAACAGACGAAGAGTACAAGTTAGTTCCAATCCTGATTAAAGGATTTAGCACTAAAAGAAAAGAAACCGCAGTAAAAGCCCCTGAGATTGTTGAGGCAATTAATAAGCAAGCGGATAAGTTTGGATTAAAAAACAAATTTAGTGAAGTTAGATTAAGAAAAATAGTTAATTTTATACGATCAGAAGGTATTCTTCCCCTAATGGCAACATCAAATGGTTACTACTGCACGGACGATCGAGAAGAAATTAGATCACAGATCGACAGTCTTACTCAACGTGCAGAAGCAATCATGGTGTCAGCAAATGGTTTAAAAAAGTATCTATAATGGTAAAACTGTTACTTAAATATATAAAAAAGTAAACCTATAGATTTACTATTCACTGTAAAAAGTAAACCTATAGATTTACAAAATCAATTATTATGCAAACAAGAATGACATGGGACAAACTTACTTTATGGCAATATCAACAGATGATGCCAATTCTAACAGATCCTAACAAAGATTGGACAAAGTTAGATCAAGAAGTAAAACTATTGTGTATAATTACAGGATTAACAGAACATCAATTAGATAGTTTAGATCTGGTAACATTAAAAGAATTAAGATCTGAATTAGATTTTTTAAACGAGGAAATAAAAGGCAAACCAGTTGATTTTATTATTGTAAATGGTAAAAAATACAGATGTGTTTATGAAATTAAATACATGCCAGCGGCAAGATATATTGAAAGCAAGGTTTTCTCTAAGAAAACTTTAGAGAACTTACATAAGATTGCGGCATCAATGGTTATACCACAAAAGAAGAATTGGTTAGGTAAATGGGTTGATGACATATATGATGCAAGTAAGCATGAGATGTATGCGATGGATATGCAAGAAGCAAATTATGTGCATGTCTACCATTCGCTTGTTTTTTTTTATCAAGTTTACAGAAATTGGATCGAAGTTTCTCAGGATTATATGGTAAAGGAGATGATGGAGGCGGGGATGAAGATGGAGGAAGCGAAACAAATAGTCAATCTTTTATGTCAATCTATGGATGGCACTACACCTGCTATCTTATTGCCGCACAAGAAAATATTAGAATTGAGGAAGTCTTTGAAATGAAAACAATAGAGTTTTTAAATAAAATGGCATACATGAAAGCTAAAAACGCTTATGACAGAGAAGAAGCAAAGCGATTAAGATAGTTTGTAGGTTTATTGGTAGTAAACGATTCCCCTGGTATTTCAATACTGGGGGTTTTTTTATGCTGGTATTTAAGATCTATTTTTCTATTTAATTACATGAGTGAAGCAAAAGCGCAAGCCAAGTTACTTAAAGAACAATTTTTAAAAACAGTTGGAGATCAATTTAACTTGATAGATCCTACTGAATTTCCTGTTGCTGAGCAATTGCTAATTTATTATGGAAAACTTTTTAATGATACAGTGCAAAAGAATCTTGATAAATCAGGATCTATTGCATCTGGTAAAATTGGAGATCTTGCTGTACCTAAGATTACAAAGTTTGGTACAGATTACGAGATGATGCTTGGTTATGATAAAGATAATCCTGCTTCTGTTTACTATAAATATGTAAACAAAGGGGTAAAAGGTGTTGGAGGAGTAAATCAAAAACCAAAAAGAGTTGCTTCTGACAGTCCATATGCATACAAAACACCATACCCAAATAAAAAGATGGCAACATCGATTTTGCAATGGTATAAGTTAGGTAAAGCAAAAACAAGTTCAGAAACACAGACTAAAAAGCTAAGTAAGACACAAAGAAAAAGTAAAAAATTAAAACAAGTAGTAAATAAAGCAGATTCACTTAAGACTTTAGCATATGCAACTGCATCTGCAATTAAGAGAGACGGTTTAAAAACTACTTC